TTCCTGAAAGGATGTCTTTAGCGGCTTCGGACAGATTAAATTTTGCCATTTTGAAAATCTCCTTGATTTATATTGGATATTTATATTTAAAGTTTTTTGAGGAAGTTTTCGAATATGCGTAGACTCACTTCTTCGATCTCTCTCTGAGTAGCTTGGCGAATTTGTGTCTTAGCTTGAGTGTAGTCCTGTTCAGTCCAAACACCATTTACCAACATCCATTCTTTACCTTCCATAATACCCTGTACAAAAGCATTGGGTGCAGAAGGATCAGCTACAATATCTGCCGCTGTGGCCAGACGAAAATCATCCTGAACAACATTGATACCGTTAACGGCTTTCAAAGAACCTAATCCACGGGATGACACACCAACTTGTGCGCCTCCGTCAAGTAAGCTTTTGACAATGTTACCCATAGGGGTTTCAAGAATTTTTGCTTTGCCTATCCAATCATTGCCTTCTTGGCGTAAACCTGTAGTTATCATACAGACTCTATCAAGATTGATTGATGGTGTATCAGGATGTCCTAATTCACCAAAGGCACGGTTTTTATTAATGTATTCTTCTGTGTATCTCTGCACTTCTTTGGCCATAGTTTCTTTGAGATACTTTCGGCCATTACGGTTAACCACTTCTGTTTGTAGAAATGGTCCTTCAATGTATAGATTTTTCTTGCCGTCTTTTTCTTCGACAAGGTAGTTAATTGTTTCGAAAACTTCTTTAATAAGTTTCATTATTTTCCATCTACTTTCTTTTAATGACCTGTATTATCAGGGAGTTGGAGTGATAGAATATGGTGGGTAGTTGAATGCTTGTGGATCATTAAACTGTCCACGTTGATAGTGAGCATTGTCTTTACGCAATTCAACAACCATTGTATAACTGTCGTTTGCGGCCATACCTCTAGTTACGATACCAATATCTCCAGTAGAACCTGGATTACCAGCAGAATTGTTTGGTATTGTTGTCCAGTTGCCCATACCATCGAATTCACCGTTACCATTCATGATGATCAACGGAACGTTAGTATTTGCTCTCCAAAATAACTGAACGTCGCCGCCAGCTGCACAGTCGTACCACAAACGATTTAGTGATAGTCCATAGTAAGGCTTTGCGGTATTACTAACGCTTAAAGCGGAACGTAATGGCACGTTATTTGCATCCAAAGCACCATACAGGGTATTGGCTTGAATTCTTGCGGTATTGCTTTCTTGGCCTGTTCCATCAAAATAACCAGTTATTTTAATAACTGAGTGTTCTGTTGTATCTTTAATAAGCTGAAATGTAAATGAATTTGCCATTTTTTATCCTAATGTAATATTCTTGAATTCGTTTGGTACAGAGCTAGACCAATGCATAGCTTCGTAAGGTACTGTTACGTATTTATTAATTTTATCCACATAGTAAAGTGCCACTCTTTGGCCATTTGGAAACATTCTAATTGCTTTACGTTTCATAAGTAAAACGGCAGGAGGATCCTGCGGAACTTTAGGTTTCGCTGAACGACTTTCAGAAATAAACTCTTTAAAAGATTTCAACTTATTCCTCTGTATTATCTTCTACTGGAACTGGCGCAATTAAATTTCTAGCAATCTCTTGTTTTTTTGCATCAAGGTGAGCCATAACCCTATCTTGAATATCAGAATACAGAGCATCCCGCATCTGTTTGGCATCATCTTCAAACGCATAATCAATAATAGCTTTTGTTGTTTCGTTCATTTTTTATCTCCAATTCAAATATTTATAAAATTTGTTTCAATTTTGTGAATACATCGGAAGTTCTTTCTTCCTTCTTCTGTGCATCTTTTTGCTGATCCAACTGAGCTTGTTGCATATCTGCTTGGTGCTGTTGGTCTGTTGGATTCTGTGGTTGACCTGGTACTTGACTCATCATCTGTTGTTGTGCAACATCATTTGTAACAGAAACAGGCAATCCTAAACCATCTTTTCTCTCTTGTTCAATTTGTTTTTGCATTTCTTCAATATCATCATCCGTTAAACGCAGAACATTTTGTTGAATCCACTTTTGTGAGAAGTAACGTCCTGTATATGGATCAACAGCACCTAATAAACCTAAACGATTAGTCATCAACTCAGCTTCTTTTAGTTCGCTGAAGTTGTTGTCCTTCATAAAGTCATAGTGAATGTATTCTTTGAATTCTTCAAACTCATCATTGGTACAAATGCCTTTTAATACACATTGTACACGTAAAGCTTGATCAAATAAATCCGAAAAACGATTGCGAATTCTATCTACAAATTTAGAAAATTTTAATTCATCTCTAGTAACTTCGGTGCTACGACCTAAAGAGAATCCTTCACCTGGTTCTAAACGTGATATTGGAACGTTCAAAGAACCATAAAGTTTCTTTTGGAAATACTTAACATCTTCTAATTCACCTAAGTTTTGACCACCTGGTAATGTAGTAATTTCTGTTCCTTTGCCACCTTCTCTACGTGGTAACCAAAAGTCTTCCATCATGGATAAGAATTTGCGATCATCACGAACTTCACCTGTGTTTGCATCATACACAAGTTTATTTTTATACTTGACCATAATATCACGTAGGTACTGTTCAGCCTTTAATTTTGGCAAATTACCTACGTCAATATAAAAAATACGTCTTTCTGGCGCACGACTGATACGATAGATAACAGTTGCATCTTCAATCATACGTAATTGATTCAATGGTTTAATTGCTTTGTGTAAGTATGATAGTACAACTGCTCTACGTGAGTCCATCAAACCAGAAACAACTGATATGATAGAATCTGTAGTGATACGAACACCAACAGGACCATAATTTGACGAACTGCCTGTAACAACTTTATCGTTGTAGATGTAGTATTCATTTACCACATCCATCATTTCTACACCAGTTCGTTCATCTTTTTTCTTTTTCATCTCACGCACTTTACGTATTTTGCGTGGATCGATATATCTTAATTCTTTAATACCCTGAGTAGGGTTTTCTCTATCGATAATGATATGATAGAATAATCTGCCATCAATATAATATCTACGGAAGATATCATGTGCCATGTTGTTATAGTTCAACAATCTAAGAACTACATTAAATTCTTCTTTGATTGCTTTTTTAATCTTATCTGTTTGTTTTAGATCATCCAAAACAATATTGATAATCTTGCCATCATCATCTTGTACGATGGCTTCGTTCATAATATCATCTATCGCAGACTCAATTTCTGGTTGCATAGCCATTTCTCTGTAACGAGAAATTAATTCTACTTCATTTTTGGCCGTACCGTCTAAATCAACATATGTGCCGTAATATGCAGCTGATGTAATTTGCAAAGCACCATCATCATTTGATGGGGGCGAAAACGTTTGTTGCACGGATTGATCTTCTTCAGATTTTTTCCGTGCAATCTCGAATCCAAATAGAGAGAATTTATTTAAAGCTGCCATATTATTTAATTTTCCAATTCAAAAAAACATAAAGGGAATACGAAATGTATTCCCAGTAAAAAATAATTAATTAGTTGTTTCAGCTTCCCACCATTGATAAGCAAAAGTTGCTGAGTATTCTTCAATAGTGTCATTATTCTGCCAATCCAAATCAATTGGAGCGACATCGAGTGGAAACAAACCAATAAAATTGTAAGTTTTCAAAATATTACCAGTTTTACCGTACTGAGAAACTGATGCGTCAACTGTGTAACCTGTAGGGGTACCTGCTGCACTATTTCTTATGTTACTACTGTGACTGTTTATTGCGTTCATCCATGATTCTAAAGAATTTCTAATTACGAAATCTTCATCATTAATGATCTGTAATGTCCAGTCGGTGAAAGTTCTGTTACCTGCAAACTTCAATTCACGACCAAAGTAATAAACTGGCACAGTACCAATGGTTGAACCTGGTAATTGTGCGGCTTTGGCCATGAAAGTTGTTTTTTGGCCAGCAACTGAGCCGTTAGCTGCAATTGCTGGGAAGGTTAAAGTAACTTGGAATAAATTGGGACGAGCACCGTCACCAACCATTTGACTTCTAAATTCTGTTACATTGAATGCCATTGTTATCTCCTGTTGTCGTGGTTATTTATTAGAACTGACCAACGATTGTTGTAAAGTCAACACTAGTTCCAACTGCAACAAAGTTCAATTGAATGAAGTTAATTGAGCGAGCAGGCTTGATATAGATGTCACCAACGAATTGATTACTATCAATTACAAATCCTGTGTTATTAGTTGTATCACAAACAACACGGAAATCATAAATGCCACGGCGACCCTGAATCTCACGCAAGAAAGGAGTAACTAATGCAACAAACTGAGCACGGGTGAAATCATCGTTAAATTCAAACAATGAGTATTGTGCAGCTTTAGCAATTGCTTTTTCTAGAGTGATAAACAATCTACGAACGTTGATTCTGTCAAAGGCTGATGGTTTTGCTTGTAATGTTTTGTCGCCAAACAATACGATGCCATTTCCTGGGAAAGAACAAACAGGATTAACACCTGCGCTGTAAATTGTGTCACGATAAGTTTTGCTTGGTGACCATGCCAATTTAATAGCGTTTTTGATGTTACCACGGTTGAAACCAGCTGGTGACCACCATGGATCACGAATTGTGTCGGTATATGCACATAGACCAGCAACGTCAGCATTCAATGGAATCCAACGATATGTTGCGTTGTACTTGTCGTACATATATTTCCAACCAGAGTCGGCAACAACATATGAAGATGAACGAGCTAAAGAGGCTAACCATGTTGTAATGTTACCTGCTTCTCCGCCACCTTGATTAACAACTGCTGAATAAGGAGGTGAAATGAAAGC